TGCTCCAACTGGTTCTGTATGGATTAAGGTTGACGGAACAGGATTACAACCAGTAATTGCTGAATATGATTCTACATCATCTTCATATGTTTCTAAGACACCTACTTTTGCAGACTCTGATTGGGCACAAATCTATTCAGCAGACTCAACAGGTGGACAAGCAATTCCAGCAGGAAGTGTTTATGCACAATATGCATTTAACGGTGAGTACTTAGCGGCTCCAGTATACTACTTCTATAGAATAGCAACTGGCGCAACAGTAGTTAACGGTACAAACACTGCACCAGACTTTACTTCAGGACCATATGTAGCACAAGTTCAAATTTCAACTCCAGGTTCATCTACATTAAGTAGCCCTTATACATTTAACTTAGGTGATGCTACTGATGCATCTGACTTTGTAACTGCATGGTCAGCGGCGAACATTCCTTACACTTCAGCAAGTGTAAACGATGATGGTTCAATTCAACTTCAACACACTTCAGGTGGTGTTATAATCTTAGATGATTTTGATAACAACACAGGTATTTCAAGTGGTTTATTTGCAGAAGCAGGATTTACTGTTAACACAGCAGGTTGTAAGACTGGACCATTTAGAGATGACATCGGGTTTCAACCTGTACAGGATTCTTCATCAGGCGCAGGTACTGGTTTATCAATCCAAGTAACTAATGATTATGGTTACTATGACTTTGATCCAGATGCAGTAGTAAACGGTGGTACAGGTCATGCTGTAGGTGACGTAGTTACTTTCTTAGGTACAGACTTAGGCGGTGCTTCACCAGCAAATGATTTACAAGTAAAAGTCACAAGTGTTACAGCAGGTGTTGTTACATCTTATACTTTAAGCACAGGCACTGGCGCAGATGCGTTCACAACTCAGTTATCTAACTGGAGAGAGTTCTCATTAACTACTACAGGCGCTGATTCATTAACAGCAAATGAAGGTGCACCAACTGCAATACCTAGCAACATGACTAACTGGTACTACTCATCAACTGATCAAGTAGACATTATGATCAATTATGACGGTGGTTGGAAAGGTTATAGTCAACAAGGTTATGACTCAAACGGATTACCTAGCCCATCAGTCGTAAATGCAACTGATCCAGCAGGACCTTTAGTATCTGCTAGTGAGCCTACACTTCAAAGTGACGGCACAGCATTAGTATACGGTGATCTTTGGTTAGATACTTCTGACTTAGAGAACTATCCGTTACTATACAGATGGCAGTCAGTTCCAGCAACAGGTGGCGGTAGTGCTACTGATAAGTGGGTCTTAATCGACAACTCTGATCAAACTACACCACAAGGTATCTTATTTAAAGATGCACGTTGGGCAACTAACGGAACAACTAACCCTGCAAATGATCCGATACCAACTATCAAATCATTGTTAGGAAGTGATTACTTAGATGTTGATGCTCCTTTATCAGGTAACTACCCACAAGGTATGTTGCTTTGGAACACAAGACGTTCTTCATACAACGTTAAGCAGTATCGTGTAAACTACTTCAACAGTGACAGATTCCCATCTGATACTTTACCAGTACAAAAAGATGCATGGGTATCTGCTTCAGGCGATGCGTCTGACGGTTCAATGAACGCAGGTCGTAAAGCACAAAGATCAATGGTAACACAAGCATTACGTTCAGCAATTGACTCTAACGTTGCAATTAGAGATGAAGATAACTACTTCAACTTACAAGCAACTCCAGGTTATCCTGAACTACAGCCTAATATGATAGCATTGAACTCTGATAGAGGTGAGACTTCTTACATCGTTGGTGATACACCAATGAGATTGAAAGATGATGCAACTGAAATTCAGGCTTGGGCAACTAACGCCGCAGGTGCAACAACTACAGGTGAAGACGGACTTGTAAGTAGAAATACTTATATGGGTCTGTTCTATCCATCAGGTATCACTAGTGATCTATCAGGTAACTTAGTTGCTGTTCCATCATCACACATGATGACAAGAACTATGTTGCGTAATGACAATATTGCTTATCCTTGGTTAGCACCAGCAGGTACTAGACGTGGTATAATCGATAATGCTACAAGCATCGGATACATCGATGACGAAGGCGAGTTTAACTCAATCAGAACACGTATTGGTATTAGAGATGTGTTATACACTAACTTTATTAACCCAATGGTATTCTTTACAGGTAATGGATTATTGAACTATGGTAACAAAACTTCATTTGATTCATCATCTGCATTAGACAGAGTAAACGTAGCAAGATTAGTTGCTTACATACGTAGACAATTAATATTAGCCGCAAGACCATTTGTCTTTGAACCTAATGACCCTCAAACAAGAAAGTCTATTAAAGCAGTAGTCGAATCATTGTTCCAGGATCTAGTTTCAAAACGAGGATTATATGACTACTCAGTAGTTTGTGATGATTCTAACAACACTCCAGCAAGAATTGATCGAAATGAACTTTGGATTGACATAGCAGTAGAGCCCGTGAAAGCCGCTGAGTTTATCTACGTTCCGGTCAGAATATTCAACACTGGTGAGTTATCAGGATCTTAATAAAAAAGATATACAGAGAGGCTTCGGCCTCTCTGAATTAAAAAGATAAATATATATTAAGATATATTAAAACAGGAGATTAACAATGGCAACAGCCTCAGATACATTAGCAAAACTTTCGGTACAACCTGAGGGAGGCGCTAACCAAAACTTGTTGATGCCAAAACTTCAATATAGATTCCGTGTGAACTTTATTAATTTTGGTTTTGACGATGATTCTTCACTTATTCTTACTAGACAAGTAGTAGATTGTGCGAGACCACAAGTTCAGTTTGATGAAATCACTATGAACGTGTACAACTCACGTGTCTATCTTGCTGGTAAACACACATGGCAAACACTTGCTATCAACGTCAGAGACGATGCTTCTGGTAATGTATCCAAAGCAGTTGGTGCTCAGTTACAACGTCAATTAGATTTCTACGAGCAGTCTTCAGCGGCAGCAGGCGGAGATTATAAATTTGAAACTGAAATTCAAATCTTAGACGGTGGTAACGGTATCAATACACCAACAGTATTAGAAAACTGGTCATTAGCAGGTTGTTTCTTACAACAAGCAAACTATCAGACTCTAAACTATGGTACATCTGATGCAGTGACTATTGCTATGACTCTACGTTACGATAACGCAGTCCAGACAAATGCTGGCGGCGATCTAAACGGCGTACCGGGTGCTGGTGTTGGACAGTCTGGTTTACAGACATTCCCAAGTCAGATTGGTACTGCTACGTAAGTATTAGAATTATTTTAAATAGAAAAACCGGTTTCGACCGGTTTTTTTATGGGTATATAGTTTAGATAAATACTCTTATAGGAGAAATATATGACAGATCAAGTGGATAAAGCATTACAGCAAATACAGACTGGAATACTTGATCAATTATTGGGTCGAGTATACCTACGTGACTATACTCATGCGGCAAAAAATTTCTTGCCGGGTGGACAAGGTAATGCAGGTAAAGTCAAATTTACTTTCCATACTTGGTTTCAAATTAATCCTACAGCATATGAACCGCCAACAGGACAAAACTACGGCTTATTAGTCAAACAAATTAAACTCCCTACATTCAATATGGATGTAACAGAAATGAATCAATACAATAGAAAACGTTTGATTCAATCAAAAATTAAATATCAACCGATAGAAATAACTTTCCATGATGATAATGCATCACAAATTACTGCAATGTGGGACGCATATTACAGATATAATTATGCAGATTCTTGGAATCCTATTGTTGCTCCTTTTGCAAATGCACCGGCTGTAAAAGATTATAATAGACGTAACATTTATGATCCATCAATATCAGGTGATACTGAATATGGTTATAGAGGAGATGCCCGAGGCGAAGGTGGCAATAGAGCAGACGGCGGAGAAAAAGTTCCTTTCTTTAATAATATTACAGTATATGGTTTGTGGGCAGGTCAATATATTGCGTACACTTTAATCAATCCAATCATTACATCATTTGACCATGACACATATGATTATGGAGACGGCGGCGGCACAATGCAAAATAGAATGACCATCGATTATGAAACTGTTGTATATAATACAGGAGCAATCGGTGACATAGGTCCAGACAGTGAAGGATCAGAGGAAGTAGTAGGTTTTGCAGGACCAGATAGTTATGACCGCAGAGAAAGCCCACTTGAACAAGGCGGAAATAATCCTTTTGATTTAATAGATAGAATATCAGACTTAGGCAGTGGTGGCACATTAGATACTATCAGAGACGTATTACAGATAGGGCAAAACATAGACGGAATCGTAGATAGTGCAATTGATGCGGCAAAAGATGGAATAACTGATGCAGTTTTAGGTGCATTAGGCTTAGGAAACAGCGGAGATACTGCAACTCCTACTGATGGCGCAACACCATCGATGGTAAACATTGCTAACCAAGGCATAGTTACCGGCGCTAATAATACTAACACACAAGCAACTCCGCCTAATGCAGGTGCACAAAGTGGCGGCACGGGAGGCGCAACATAATGGCATTACAATTAACACCTCGTGAAAACACATTAGAAATTTTTGACACATTTTATAGTGTGCCATTAAAAGTCAATGCTAGTGATTGGGACTCTGTTTATTCATATTTCTTAGGTGTCTTAAAAGGCAATCCTGATTCAGAAAGAACTAAACAAACTGCATCACAGTTTGCAACAACATTGTTTAGAATATCGCAACAAACAGGCACAAACATTCAAATCTTTATGGATTACTTTAAAACTAATGTAGAAACAGCAATACAAGTTAACACAGAAATGGCTTTTTATCTCAATTTATTAAAGTCAAAAACAGCATTGTATGGAGTATCAAAAGTGCCTGCTCCTAATCAAGCAGTACAACGCAACATATTGCCATAGGGGTAACAAGTGCCTCGTAGAAAAAAATACGCACAAGGTATCTATACTGTAAGAAATCCACACAAATATGTAGGGAAAGGTAAGCCCAAGTATCGTTCGGGCTGGGAACTTACATTTATGATCTTTTGCGATACTAATGACAAAGTGATCAAGTGGGCTAGTGAATCTATCGTTATTCCTTATTTGCATCCTTTTAAAGGCAGACGTACTAACTATGTACCAGACTTTTTTATTGTTTACCAAGACAAATACGGAAGAACAAACGCAGAGTTAATAGAAATAAAACCTAAAGCAGAAAGTATTATAACAGAAAAAGTTAAAAATGCAAAGCAACGAGCAACAATTGCTATTAATCATGCTAAATGGAAATCAGCACAAGCATTCTGTAAAGCACAGGGTATTAAATTTAGAGTAGTTACAGAAGATGACCTTTTCTACAATGGACGTGGAAAGTAACTAAATAGATATATGACAAAGAAACTTGAAGAATTATTTGATATTGCATCCAGTGAAGAAAATGAACTGAATGAACCTATTCCAGGAGTAGCAGAAGAAGTTACTAAAGAAGCATTGACTAATTTAGAAAAGATTGAAACTGCTTTACCCACAGTAAGAGGACTAGAAGCATCAGACAGAGAAATGGATGAACTGAGTAAGAAAGCAGAAACTAGTTTCCAAGACTTAATGGACTTAGGAATGCAAGTTGATTCACGTTTTAGTGGCGACATTTTTAGTGTTGCTAGTAATATGCTCAATCATGCTATAACCGCTAAAACTGCTAAGTTAAACAAGAAGTTAAAGATGATTGATCTACAATTAAAGAAAGCAACATTAGATCAACGACAAGCAAAAATGGAAGAAAAGATAGATAATATACCTTTGGGGGACGGCGCCCAAAATTTAGATCGCAATGAATTACTGCGAGTTCTAACTACAAAAAACAACGAAGAATGATAAATATATTATACGGGAACTATACAATATGAAAAGTTTAAAACATTACATTGCAGAGTCAGTTCACACTTACGATTGTACAATCAAAATTGCTGGCGACTGTAGTAAAAATTTCTTAGAGTTATTTAAACATAACTTAAACAAGTTTGAGCCTAAAGAAATCAAAGGCCCAACTTCAACTCCTATTATGAAATCACCATATGGTTTTCCTAATTTATCAAACGAACCAGTACACATCTTTAAGTGTGAGTTTGCATATCCCGTAACAGAACCAATGGTACAACAATTAGCACAATTGTTAGGTCATAATATTAATTACGTAAGATTAGTTAATACAGCATTTGATGATAGTATCGACAAAGAAATGGTTGGATACGAAAATGAAATGGAAGACACACCTCTCTTACAACATGAAGAAATGAATGACAATGGAAAAGAAGCCAGTGAAGCATACGGTGATAAGTACTTAGACAGCATTCATAAACATGCAGAACATAAAAACGTAGGTAAAGTAGGTTTACCTGCAGATCAAAAGAATACTAAAGATTCATTTGACCCTTGGAAGCCTTGGACAGATGATTCAATTAAAGGATCAAAAAGCCCAATGACTGACATTAAAAGAGGCGCTAAACCTGAAACGTCAGCCGGGTACTAAGGATTAAATTATGGATTTTAAAGACATTTTAAACAAATTCGACAAAGCATCAAAAGAAGAATCTATTGTCGAAACTACACCTAAAAGACCAGCAAACATGTTGACTGAATCAACAGAGTCTGGTGAAGTTGTAGAAGTTGTTGAGGGAATTCAAGTACCTTCATTAAAAAATATGTTTGAAGAACTTTCACTAGAACCAGCAAAGCCTGGTGCACAAACAATTCATAAAGACGGTGAAGTAATCGGAACTGTTTCTAATCCATCAGTTGCTAATCAAATGTCACAAGCAATCGATAAAGGTGAATTACAAATCGGTCAAGAAATGCAAGAAGCAGAACAACTTGACGAACTTGCTCCTTTAGCGGCATTAGGCCCAGCACTTATGACTGGTGCTAGAGTGGCAGGACCTTGGTTAGCAAAACGTGGCGCTCAAATGATTAGTGGAGTCGCCAGAGGCGCAGGTAACTATGCTAAAAAGAACCCAATCAAAACTGCTGTAGGTACAGGGGTAGCCGGCACAGAGCAAGGTAGAGAACTTGCAGGCAACGTCAAAGACGGCGCTGTCGGAATGTATAACTTAACCAACACAACATTTGAAAAAATGAATGATATGATCGATACAGGTAAACACACGTTTGACCAAGCCTCTCAAAAAATTGCAGACTTAGGTGACGGCGCAGGTGGTATGATTAGAGGCGCAATCGGTGATGCCGCATTTGATACAGTTAAAAGAACAGCATCAACATATGGTCTTCCTTTACTAGCCGCAGTAGCATTACTATACGGCGGAAAGAAAGTCTTAGATAAAGTAATGGACAAAGACGAAGATACTGTTAGAGAAGCAAAAGATTGGATCTCGGGTGCTATCAAAGACCCAGGTGCGTTCTCAGCAAAAGCAAAAAGACATGGAATGACAACTAAAGCATTTGCTAATCATGTATTAGCAAACAAAGATGATTTCCCTGCAAAAACAGAAAAACAAGCAAATCTTGCTAAAACATTAGGCAAGATGAAAGAGGGCGAAATGCCCCCACAAGGTCCAGGACAAGCATCTCCTTTAACATTTGAAGGTGCTCAAAATCCACCGGATGACGGTTCGCATAATTCATCTAACGATGAAAAAGGCAACGCCGCGGCAAACGCCGCATTAGCAGCCAATGATGCTGATACACCGCAACTTGTAAAAGAAAAAGCAAAAGGTAAAGTAAGCAAATCTAAAAAATTACCTAGCATTTCAAAAGTGAAATCTATGTGTAACGAAGGATTTACTACTCAACAAATACAACAACTGCACCCTAAGTGCAACCAACAAGAACTTAATATTATGATTAAAAATACAAAACAAAACTTAAAAGAAGGCGCAGATCACATTCTGAAGGCCGCAAAGCACATGGGTCATGCTCATGGTTTATGTAAAGGATCGTATGCATGTCCACATGATGCAGGTTCTGAAGGCGCTAAAGCATACCATGAAGGCTATAAAAGAGGCCTTGATGAAGCATGTGGCATGGGAATCAAAAACGAACCAATCGCAGGTATGGAAGAAGGCGTACTCGGTGGAGTCGGTGGTGCAATTGCAGGATCTAAACTAGGTGGCATGGCAGGCACAGCAATCGGTGGTTCAATCGGTGGTGTTCCTGGAGCGACTATAGGTAAGGCAGCAGGTGCGGCATTAGGTGGAATCGCAGGTGATAAATTGACTGGCGACGGTATCTTTGAAGAACCAGCAGATGAAGTCGTAGATACTATGGCATCTTACGGTGCAATGGGCGAAGCAGAATCTTCACCAGACGGAGACGTTGGTGCTGATGATGACGGTGCATATGACAAATATGACTGGGACGCACAAACTGTAGCACGTAAAGGCATTGACGAAGATGAAATGGAAGAAGGTAACGCATTTACAGGCGCAATGGCAGGAAAAGAAAAAGGTGAAAAGTTCACAGTAGGCGACAAAACATTTACAAAAACATCAGAAGCCGCTACATTAGAAGAAGATGAGTGGACTTTTGAGTCTTTAGAAAAAGAATTAAACTCACACTTAGTAGAAAGTAGAGAAGAAGCAAATAAAGAACAACTTGACGAAGGCTATACAATGTCTATTACTCAAGGCGAAATGAATCAGCCAGACAGAGTAAGTGTTAATGCAACTGATGCAGAAGCAGATAAGTTAATCAAGTTTGTTAAAGACGTAGGCTTAGGTAACTACGGTGATGCAGAAGTTTTAGATGCACCCGGTGAAGTTGCAGACGTATCATTCTATGGTAGCCCAGATCAAAGTGAGCAACCAATGAGTTCACACGATGACATGCTCAAGTTAATGGGTATTGTAGACGTAGACGGTGACTATGAAGATGAAGTAGAAGCACCAGGTGTTGTAGTCGATGTAGACGAAGAATCATGTGACGAATGCGGTGGCGGACATAGCATGGAAGAAGGCTGTGGAGACAAAGCATACGAAGATCAAGGTTATAACGATAGAGAAGACGAACAACTCGGCATGAAAGACGGAAAAGAATCTAGCAAGAAACAATCTTATGCTGATCGTAGAGATGATTCACGTGGAGACTTCGGTCATAGACACGGTGGACATTTAGAAGAAAAGCAAGGCTACAATGACAGAGAAGACGAGCAACTTGGCATGAAAGATGGCAAGGAATCTGGTAAAGAACAATCATATGCTGATCGTAGAGATGATTCACGTGGAGACTTCGGTCATAGACACGGTGGACATTTAGAAGAACAAGAAAAAGATGCAGGAATATACGACAAGTATGATTGGGACGCATCTACAGTTGCTAAAAAAGGCATTGACGAAGAATCTGATGCTGAAAGAGACGATCATGCAGAACGTGCAGGTAAAGAAGTTGCACGACACGCAAAGTACGACGGTCGTAAGCATCCAGGTAGAGACGGCGAAGATATTGTTAAAGACTTAGAATATGATGACTGGAAAGATACCCATGAAGATGGTTCGGCCGGACACCGCGGATCTGATCTAAGTAGGACTGCACCCTCTGCCGGTGACCTCCTGGACGAGCAAGGCTATGATGACAGAGAAGACGAACAACTAGGTATGAAAGATGGCAAAGAGTCTGACAAGAAACAGTCAATGAAAGATCGCCGTGATGATTCACGTGGTAAGTTCGGTAAGAGAGATAAAGAAGATGGCGGCAAACCTAAGTCTTTAGAAGAAACTCTTGCTCAGTTAGATGAACTTGCTCAGTTAGACGAAAAGCAAGGTTATGATGACAGAGAAGACGAACAACTCGGTATGAAAGACGGCAAAGAATCTGATAAGAAACAATCAATGAAAGATCGCCGTGATGATTCACGTGGTAAGTTTGGTAAAAGAGATAAAGAAGATGACAATAAACCTCGTTCTTTAGAAGAAAATCTTAGAACTTTAGACTTATTAGCAGAAGTAGGCGCAGAAACTTCAGAAGAACCTACTCAACCATTATCACAACATGATGATGAGAGACTTTTAACTAAAGAAGGCGCAGAGGATGCCCCTAAGGACTCTATAAACGATGGTGAGAACGAAGAAATCACTGAGATGGAAACTGATGCTCAAAGAGAATTCAAAGTAGCAGAAGGTGAAGACAAGCCAGACTTTGCTGACATCGATGACGATGGCGACAAAAAAGAGTCTATGAAAAAAGCCGCTAAAGATAAAGATGAAAAACTTGATGAATGGGCAAATGATGCAGGCAAGAACGGTACTGAAACATCATTTGAACAAGACATTGACTTTATGACTAAAGTTATCTCTGGCGGACTTAACAAACAAAA